AGATTATGACCATGATTGGAATGATGGTGGCACTATTCAATGGCGAGTAACTAAACTATACTTAACTATGGAGAATGATAATGAGTGATGAAGAAAATACTAAAATACTAGAACATATTAGTTTTGTGATAACAGGACTAAATGTGTTTCGTGACCGAGAGGATTTACTAACTGATTTGTTTAACCATGTTGAAGCAGAGATGTTAGAGAACCCTGTGCCTGTGACAGATTACAGAATTACAAAATCTGTGATAGGATTTATGGAGACTTTATGTGCTGAAGCTGTGTCAGAAGCACAATTAATGGAGATGGCAGAACAAGCGAAGACTATCCTTTAGATTAACTATTTTCACACGATACTAGGATAGTTTTTGCTTATTAGTTTGTGACTAAGACGAGACAGGAGAACAAAGTTAAATATTTATATTACTCCTTGTTAGTTTTAGTCACAATTTAACTAAAGTGTGAGGGTTGGTAGGGAAATTAGCAGTTAATGAACTACCCAAAGTGTAAAGCCTAGATTTAATTCGGGGTATCTTTGCTAACCCAACTGCCCACTTTTTAGCATGAGATTGAAGATATTAAGTTATCGTTAGATTAGAATGCTAATAGTCTCCCCAGCAGTATGTTGTTGACTGTTGGACGACTTTAAAAGTGCAAACAACTAGACTGATTTTTCCTCATTGTGTGGGTGTTTTAATGTCGATAAATAACAAAACACAACAAGCGTGTCTCTTGCTAGTTTAGACACACAAAACAGAACTAGCACTTAACTAAACGGAGAAAATTATGACTAAGACTGAAATATATGAAAGACTTTCTGAACTGAGAGAAGGGGCATTAGGACTACTAACTGAGAAGCTTAGAAGTTTTAATAGACATTGTATTGATAGAGAGCTAGAGAGACCTGAAGGCGATGAAGATTATTCTTATATCGCTAGTTGTGCTATTGACTTAGATTATCTAGAAACTATCAATAATGAAGTATTAGATATCTTAGAGGACTTGGAGAGGCAAAAGCTTTATGATAGGTGAACTTATTTCGCAATACGGTAGACCTCAAAGTCGTGAGGCCTTTATCTTTAAAAATCGACAGGGCTTTTTTGTCGAGCTTTATCGTGACACTATGCTAGTTAGGGTGGTCGAATGCTTTGACCACTCCCAAAGCTATGCTGAAGATGTGGCAGAGAATTGGGTACAAAGAATTTTAAACTGAGGTGACTTATGAAAACTTATGAAGTCTATGCTAAACAACCAACCCACTATAAAGTTAGAGTAAAAGCTAATTCTGTGGACGAAGCTTTAAAACTAGCTGACCAAACCGGTGGAAGTAAGTGGGAACTGGTCAAGCACGGAGCTTGGCAGAACTATCACATTAGCGAGGTGTTTGATGAGTAATTTAATAGAATTACTACTTGCTCTTATCTTCTTTTCTGTGTTAGCCTTTTTTGCATGGGAGTCAACTAAGCTGGTTGACGACAAGAATAGGAGAAAGTAATGGATTTATTTTTACAAGTGTGTAATGACATTGCCAAAGAACTAACAGAAGACTTACCTACTAAGAAAGAAGTAGAATACTGTGAAGATTGCGGTGACCCTGTTGATAAGTGTTCTGGTTATAAGTGTTGGATAAGATGAAAACTAGACAGATAGATATTTTTCTTATGCACAAGTTTGACGAGTATTGTAACGAACAATTATATTACAATACCATAACCGAACAAAAAAGCTTTGAAGACTATGTCGAGGCTAATAAAAGTTTTCTTATTAAACTTTATGTGAAACAGAGAAGATGGGCGAGATGGCATGGGGGTAGAACTTGGAGAGACTAACTAATAACTAACGGAGAAATAAAATGAAGAATATAGTAATATCAACTTTAATAACTTTAGTGCTTGTAAGTGCTACTTATCTTTTACTTGGCTATCATGTCAAACAAAACATTGGTAACACACAAGAGTATGTCGTAGAATTTAAAAAGACTAAGCAAAATTTATTAGCTAGAATAAATGCTTTGGAAGTGGAGAATGAAGAACTAAGACTAGAAAATGATGGTATCTTTCAAACTGTTTTACAAACCGAAAGAGCTATTAAAACTTTAGCAAACTTCGCAGAACTTAGTGAAGCTGAGCAAGAGAGTTTAGCTTTAAGCTTAGCTGAGCTACAAACTCAACTAACTCAGCTAGAAAACACTACAACTGCTAGTGTGATGAACTTAGCAACACAATTAGAGCTGTTACAAACGAAGCCCTCAGAGGCCACACAAGAGCCGGAAATTAAGACTCCTTATGTTGTCTCTAATGCAGTAGAAAAAGCTGTGGCAGAGCCTGTGGCTTGTCCTAAGCCGGTAAAGAACAGAAGTTTCTCTTACTATATTAGGAATGTAACTCTAAAGAACTCAGTAGCTTTTAGAATTGTGTATGATTTAGCAGAAGGTAAGCCTGTTAATGTTGAATTTGAGTCTAACCCACCCAACAGTCTTAGACGAGCTAGTATGAGATACCTAAGTAGCTTAGACTTTGGTACGGCAACAGCTGAAAACTGTTCAATACCTTTTAAAATAAATGTCTAAAATGACAGAAAGCATTATATTAAATAAAGAATTATTTAGAAAATTTGATAATTTTGTAATTATTAATTATGAAAATATCTTTAGTAAAGGTGGAGTAGTCTATGAAGTTGAATGTTTAGCAGACGATAACTTTAAGATTACTCTTCATAATAACGAAACCATCTCCTTAGCTAAAATAGTTGAGGAGATTAACTCATAGCTCTTGACAGACTTTTGTACAGAGCTATAATAGTTTATGCAATTATGCCAAAAACGGAGTAAATTTATGGCAATACAAGAAGGAATAGCCTACTGGGCTAGTGTAACTACTCCTAATACCAAGTATGAACCTGTTTATACTGTGGACTTAGTAGTGAGTGATGATGTCGCCAAAGACTTTGAAGCTCGTGGTTTTAAAACAAAAGAAATCACAATAAATGATGAAGTCGTTGGAAAAGCAATAACTTTTAAAAGAAAGGTGAATGGCCCTAACGGAATGGTTAGACAGTCGCCTAAGCTTTTAGATGCAAACAAAGTTCCAATAGATGAACTGGTCGGTAACGGCTCTAAAGTTAGAGTGCAGTATAACGAGTGGGAAACATCTAATAAGTATGGGGACTTCAAAGGCTTGGACTTTCAAGCTATGCAAGTTATTGACTTAGTTCAATATAAATCTAGTGATGGTTCAGAATTCGATGCCATCGAAGGAGGAGAAGAATTCTAATGATTATTAGTATTAAAAACGATGAAGGTGAAGTAAATAACTTTGATGTTACTGCTATTGCAGATGAACAGAAAAAGAATGATGCTACTGTGATGGTCAACAAGGTAGGTAATCTATCTGTTGTTATCGAAGCTTTAGACTTTGCTAGTCGCACACATAGAGCAAACTTAGAAGAGCTATTAAAAGGCTGTCCTGAGTCGCAAGTGGAAGAAAGTACTGACGAATCTACTGAAGATTCTGAGGAAACCTAACCACAATTTTTCATATATTCTGATAGGGTGTCTTCGGATGCCCTATTTTTTTGAGGTCAAAGATGGAACAAGATTTAAAATTTAAGAAGTATCACTTGCCTTGTCCGGCTTGTGGTAGTAGCGATGCTCTTTCGGTTAATGAGAATGGTTCAGCTAAATGTTTTAGTTGTGATGAATTCTTTCCGAAAGGGGTAGACAATCAAGATAATATCGTATCTAATAAAACTAATATGACAGAAACAGTTAGAGAACTAAATGCTCATGGCGGAGTCTTCGCCAAACTAGCGGATAGAAATATCTCAAGGGAGACTGCTGAGAAGTATGGAGTCAAGACTGTTTATGATAGTGCTGGTCAAATAGCTCAACATATTTATCCTTTGTATATCAACAATGAACTAACATCAAACAAGATTAGATATGTTCGAGACAAAAAGTTTAGCTATGACGTTAGCCCTCAAGGAGTTGGTTTGTTTGGTCAACAACTTTTCAAAGAAGGTGGTAAGTATTTAACCATAACTGAGGGTGAGTGTGATGCGATGGCCGCTTACGAATTACTAGGCAGTAAGTGGGCAGTCACTTCTATCATTAGAGGAGCTTCCGGAGCAGTCAAAGATATTAAAGAGAACTTAGAATACATAGAAAGCTTTGATAATATTGTCATTTGTTTTGATAAAGATAGACAAGGCATTGAGTCAGCTAAGAAGGTTGCTAGCATTCTTAAGCCCGGCAAGGCTAAGATAGTCACCTTACCTAATGGTTACAAAGATGCTAATGATATGCTTCTCAAAGGCAAATACAAAGAATTTGTTAGTGCTTGGTGGGATGCTAAACTGTATACTCCTAGTGGTATCATTAGAGTATCAGAGAAGAAAGATTCTTTTTTAGATAGAGAGAAGAAAGAGTCTGTGCCTTATCCTTGGGCAGGACTAAATGAAAAACTATATGGACTGAGACAAGGTGAGCTAGTAACTTTAACGGGTGGTACAGGGCTTGGTAAGTCTAGTATCACGAGAGAACTAGAGCATTGGTTAGTCAAACAGACAGACGACAATGTCGGTATCATAGCACTCGAAGAAGACTGGCGAAGAACAGTAGATGGTATTTTATCTATCGAAGCTAATGCTCGATTATATGTTGACCAAGAACGAGAGAAGTTTGATGAGTCTACTTTGGTCGATATGTTTGATAAAGTTTTTAAAGATGACAAGGTTTTTATTCATGCTCATTTTGGGACTAACCAGATAGATGATATCTTTGCTAAGCTTAGATACTTGATTGTTGGTTGTGATTGTAAGTGGGTAGTGGTTGACCACCTCCACATGCTTGTTAGTGCTTTAGAAGAAGGTGATGAAAGACGAGCCATAGACAATATTATGACTAGACTTAGAAGCTTAGTAGAGGAAACTGGAGCTGGTTTAATTCTTGTTTCCCACTTGAGAAGAGTAGATGGCAACAGAGGCCATGAGAATGGTATTGAAGTTTCTCTATCGCATTTAAGAGGGTCTAATAGTATTGGACAATTAAGTGATTGTGTGATAGCATTAGAGAGGAATCAACAGTCCGATGACCCTGAAGAGGCTCGGACAACTAGGCTTAGAATCTTAAAGTCTAGATATACTGGAGATGTCGGTATGGCAACTGCTCTAATTTACGATAAAGAAACAGGAAGATTGTCTGAACACCTTGATACTGAATTTAGTATGGCAGAGAACCAGACATCTATTGCATTTTAATGGAATTAGTATTTGATATAGAAACAAATGGATTGCTTTGGGAATCTACATTAAAAAACCACGAGACTGGTGAGGTCACAAACTTACCACCGGCTTCTAAAATTTGGTGTATTGTTGCTGTTGATGATACTGATAAAGTGTATACCTTTACTCCAGAAAGAATTGACGAGGGCATTGAGTTTTTAAAATCCGCTGACAGCTTAGTTGGGCATAATATCTTAGGCTTTGATATTCCAGCTATACACAGGATTAAGCAGATAGACTTATCTAACCATGCTAATATTCTTGATACTTTGACCTTATCAAGATTACTACATCCTACTAGGGAAGGAGGACATAGCCTAGAGAAGTGGGGATGGAGACTCAACTGCCCTAAGTCAACTGCTCCAATGTTTACTGAGTATAGTAAAGACATGCTTGATTATTGTATTCAAGATGTCAGGTTAAACAAGAAAGTTTTAGATAAACTAAGGAAAGATAGTGTGGGTTTCTCTAAAGAATCAGTAGAGATAGAACACAAGACCACACAAATATTAATCGAACAAGAACTAAATGGTTTTCTGTTTGATGAGAGAAGAGCAATAGATTTATTAAGTTCTTTAAATAAACGAAAGAAAGAAGTAGAGGATGAAGTTCATGCTACCTTTAAACCTAAGTGGATTCCTGTTAAAGAAGTCACACCTAAGTTAAAAAAAGACGGCACCTTATCTAAGTCTGGACTTACCTCCGTTGAGTATCAGGAAAGAGTTGCAACTAATGACACTACTCCTTTTACCCGAAAAGAACTTAGAGAATTTAATCTCGGCTCTCGTCAACAGATTGGTGAGTATCTAATAGACTTTGGTTGGCAACCCAAAAGGTTTACTCCAACTGGACAACCTATTGTTGATGAAGGTACTCTTAGTAAAATAGCACACATCAAAGAGGCTCAACTCATTGCTGAATATTTATTAATACAAAAAAGAGTTGGTCAAATTGAATCATGGATTGATAATATCAAAACAGATAATAGAGTTCATGGTGCTGTTATTTCTACTGGAGCTATTACTGGTAGGATGACACATAGAAATCCTAACATGGCTCAGGTTCCAGCAGTATACAGTCCTTATGGTAAGGAATGTCGAGCTTGTTGGACTGTACCTGAAGGATATAAATTAGTGGGTATAGATGCTTCAGGGTTGGAGTTAAGAATGTTAGCCCACTACATGTCAGATGAGGAATACATAAATGAAATTATCAATGGAGACATTCACACAACTAATCAGCAGTTTGCTGGACTTAAATCAAGAGATGAGGCTAAAACTTTCATCTATGCACTTATATACGGAGCCGGAGATGAAAAAATTGGAAGCATCGTTGAAGGAAATCGAGCAGATGGTAAACAACTGCGAGAACAGTTTCTTACTAGTTTACCAACACTTAAGGCTCTTAAGACAAGAGTTGACACAGCAGCTCAAAAAGGATTCCTCAAAGGATTAGACGGTAGGAAAATATTTTTAAGGCATAAACATGCAGCCTTAAACACTTTACTACAAGGCGGTGGAGCTATCGTAATGAAGAAAGCTTTAAATCTATTGCATGATAATCTTAAAACTTGTAACATTGATTTTAAGTTTGTTGCTAATATCCATGATGAATGGCAAATAGAAGTAAAAGCAAACCAAGCAAATCAGGCGGGACAGTTAGCTGTGCAAAGTATTCGTGATGCCGGAGAGTATTTTAACATGCGTTGTCCCCTTGATGGCGAATTTAAAGTCGGAGACAACTGGAGTGAAACCCACTAAAAAAGACCGAAAGAAGTTTGATATTGACCTAGAATATGGCAGTATCAGAGAAGAGAAAGTCGCAGAGATGCTCTTCAACAAAAAGATTGAAGTTAAATCTGAGAGAGGTATGTGGATGAAGACCGGTAACATAGCTATTGAATATCAGAGCTATGGTAAACCTTCCGGTATTGAAGCTACTGAGTCAGACTATTGGTTTCATCATCTTTGTGTGGGCGATAAAGAATATTGCACTTTAGTTTTTCATACTGATGTGCTTAAAACTATTGTCAAAGAACTAGACACTTTCAAAACTGTTTCTGGTGGCGACCATAATGCCAGTAGAATGTATTTAATAAACCTACAAAAACTTTTCTCATCTGATGTTATTAAAGCTTTTAAGGAACTAGAAGATGAGCAAGAAAAATAAATCATTAGACACTTTAGTAGAAGATATCTACAGCACTATCGGAGTTCTCTCAGATGGTGAGCAAATAAAAATCTCAGATAAACTTCTGGAAGAATTAGGTATTGACATTGTATCTGCTGTTAAAGAGTGGGCAACTCCGGTTAAAAGGAATAAAGCTACTAGTCAAACCTTACGGATGTCTAACATTGGTAAACCACAAAGACAGCTTTGGTATGATATGCATGAAGAGAGGGATGGCTCAAGTAAAATGGAGCCAGTCACCTTTATAAAGTTTTTGTATGGTCACATTTTAGAAGCCTTGCTAATCTTCTTTGTTAAATTAGCTGGACACAAAGTTACTGGAGAGCAGAAAGAAGTCTCAGTTAAAGGTATTAAAGGTCACATGGATTGTAAGATTGATGGCGAAGTAGTAGATATTAAGACTGCTTCTGGTTATGCCTTTCGTAAATTTAAAGAAGGCACTTTAGCTGAACAAGATAGCTTTGGTTACTTGGCTCAACTTGCTGGTTATGAAGAAGCAGAGAAGACATCTAAGGGTGGCTTCCTTGCTTTCAATAAAGAGACAGGAGAATTAGCTCTTTTTAGACCTCAAGACCTTGACAAACCTAATATAAAAGATAAAATAGATAAGGTAAAACAAATTATTAAATCAGATTCTCCACCTGATTATTGTTTTAACGAAGTACCTGAAGGCAAGTCTGGTAATATGAAGTTACCTAAAGAGTGTACTTTTTGTCCTTATAAATTTAAATGTAGGTCTGACTCCAATGATGGAGCAGGGCTTCGTGTTTTTACTTATGCTAAAGGTCCAATCTATTTGACAAAAGTAGTTAAAGAACCTAATGTAGAAGAGATATTATGAGAGGCAAGAGAGCTAAACAATTAAGAAAAAAAAGTAAGTTACTTCTAGTAGAATGGTTACAGACCATGGTGCCTGAAGGAGAAGATTTAACTAAAATAACAACCAAGAACTTAGATAAGTTTTTACCTGAACAAACTCATATTTATGCTAATAATAAAATGATGTTGAGTGCTTATTCTTTAAGATGGTTTTATAAAAAAGTAAAGAGAAACCCAAACATAACCTTAAAAGATATAACAACATGACTATAAAATATAAGTTTAATGAAGATAAAATCTTACAGGACATAAAAGCTTATATTGATTCTACTTACGACCAACATTACTCACAAGGTAAGTATCAAGCTACTGATATGATTATAGATGCCGGACACGGTGAAGGTTTTAGTATTGGTAATATTATGAAGTATGCTATGAGATGTGGTAAGAAAGATGAAAAGAAAAAAGAACTACTTAAGATAATACATTATGGGATTATCGGTTTATATGTAGAGGAAAACAATGGAAGATAAAGTAGGAGCAAAAGAATATTTAGGCATCAAGATTAATTATGATAATGAAAAGCTTTTAGATAAATTTAGTTTAGATACTTTAAAAGATAGATATTTTACAGGAGAAGAAACACATGCCCAAGAAGCCTTCGCAAGAGCCTCCGTTTTCGGAGCAACATTCAAAGGAGTTACAGATTTTGAACTGGCTCAGAGACTGTACAACTACAGTTCCTTATGCTGGTTCATGTTTAGCACTCCTATACTTAGTAACGGGGGAACAAGTCGTGGGTTACCTATTAGTTGTTTCCTTAATTATGTTCCTGACAGTAGAACTGGTCTCTCATCTCATTATGATGAAAATATATGGTTGGCTAGTTCGGGTGGAGGCATTGGTGGATATTGGGGAGATGTGCGTAGTAACGGGGTATCTACTGCTCACGGTAGTAAGTCTACTGGTTCAATACCCTTTATGCATGTCGTAGACTCTCAGATGTTAGCCTTTAATCAAGGTGTCACAAGACGAGGTAGCTATGCTGCTTACATGAACATTTGGCATCCAGAGATTGAAGAGTTCATTAACATGAGGAAAGAATCCGGTGGTGATATAAATAGAAAATGTTTAAACTTACACAACGGAGTCAACCTCAACAATGAATTCTTACAGGCTGTGGAAAATGATGAAGAGTGGCGATTAATTGACCCTAAATCTAACGAGGCTATTAAGACTATTAATGCTAGAGATTTATGGTGGCAACTATTAAATGCTAGAGCAGAAACTGGAGAGCCTTATATTGTTAATATAGATACTTGCAATAAAGCTTTACCACAAAAACAAAAAGACTTAGGTTTAGAAATTAAACAAAGCAATTTATGTTCTGAAATTACTTTACCAACTAACGAGGAAAGAACAGCAGTTTGTTGTTTGTCCTCAGTTAATTTAGAACACTTTGATAAATGGTCTAAGGATAAAAACTTTATTAATGATTTAGTGACTATGCTAGATAATGTACTTCAGCACTTTATTGATAATGCTGTTGATACTACACAATTAGGAGAATACAATGCCAACTTCAAAAGATTTATTAAACACATTAAAAAAGGGAAAGAAGGCTTTACTAAAGCAGTTTACTCAGCTTACAGAGAAAGGTCGATTGGCTTGGGAGCAATGGGGTTCCATGCTTACCTTCAATCTAAAGAAATACCTTTTGAAAGTATGTATGCTACTAGCTTCAATCACAAAGCATTTAAACATATCAAGACAAAAGCTTTGGAGGCTTCTCAAGGACTTGCTGAGTCACGGGGAGAAGCTCCTGATATCTCTGGTAGTGGGCTTCGTAATGCTCATCTTCTCGCTGTTGCTCCTAATGCCTCTTCTAGTATTATTTGTGGTGGAACATCTCCTTCGATTGAGCCATACAGGGCTAATGTTTATACACACAAAACTCTTTCGGGTAGTTACCAAGTAAAAAACAAATACTTAGAAAAGCTTTTAAAAGCTAAAGGCTTGAAAGGTAAGAAACTAACTGAGCTGTGGAAAGAGATAGCTGGTTATGATGGCTCAGTACAACACTTAGATATTCTGACAGCTGAAGAGAAAGAACTATTTAAAACCGCCAATGAGATAAATCAGATTTGGATAGTAGAACATGCTTATAAAAGACAAGACTTTATTTGTCAGTCGCAGTCAGTAAACTTATTTTTTATTTTACCTAAAGCTACTGAGCCTCAAGAAGTCCATGATGATTACATGCAGTATGTCAACGATGTGCATTGGTATGGAGCTTGTAAGCTTAAGTCTTTATATTACTTTAGGTCTAATGCTGCCAGAAATGCAGAGAATGTAAATGTTAAAATACCTCGTATCAAACTTGATGAGGGTTGTATAGCTTGTGAGGGTTAATGGCTAAAAAATATATTCACGTCAATCAACACAAAATAAGAGCTAATAAAAAGCATGGCACTAATGAGCCTGTTATCACTATAAAAGAAGGTAGAAGTAATACTTATTGTCATGCTGTAGAAATATTAGGACCTTCAAAAGTAATGTATGGTGGTAATGAAAAACCTATATTACCTTGTGGAGCTAGAGTAGTTATTATGACTGAAGCTCCTATAAAAATAGATAATTAAAATGGCAACTAGATGGACTTCAACTAAAAACCATGTTCCTGTTACTGGTGTCAGAGGTAAGAAAACCTCTCAAGGTCAAGGTAATTTAGCAACAGCTACGATGAACAAACACAAACGAAGAAGTTTTAAAAAATATAAAGGCCAAGGCAGATGACTATGTTTGATAAAAGAAGAATCAGTGATAATAAATATCAAGTTTATTTTACTGGTTATGAACATCCTCATGTCAAGTCTGGTTATAAAGTAGTAGAGGTAGCAGAAAAAACTAAGTATGCTTATCTTAGGTTATTTAATAAGAACATCAAATTACCCATAACAGTTTGGGAACAAATGAAAAAAGGAGCTAAGAAATTAGAAAATGAATAATAAATTATTTGAAGCTTTGTATGAAAAATACTCAGCACAACAAAAGATAGCTAAGACTAACTTAAGTTTATATCTTAGCAATCCAGTAGCAGTAGCTGACCATCCTGATATGGTTGAGACTATTGATAAGTTATTTAAAGAATATGCGGAAGCACAAGAGTACATTAAAATATTAAGGGAGTTAGATTATGAGTTTACTAAATAATAGAGAATACTATAAACCGTTTGACGATGCATGGATGTTTGATTACTACGTCCTACAGAATCAAATGCATTGGATGCCGGAGTCCGTGCCACTACATACAGATGTTAAAGACTGGCAAGACCTTTCAGATGTGGAAAAGAATTTACTAACACAAATCTTTAGATTGTTTACTCAATCAGATGTTGATGTTGGTGCAGGTTATATTGATAGATACATGAGAATATTTAGAAAGCCAGAAGCTCGTATGATGATGGGTTCTTTTGCAAACATGGAGTCTATCCATCAACATGCTTATAGTTTATTACTTGATACTGTTGGTATGCCTGACAATGAATACAAAGCTTTTGCTGAGTATGAAGAGATGTCTGACAAGCATGAATACATTAATGATATTAAAACTACCAGACAAGATAAAAGAAGTATAGCTAAAACTTTAGCAGTCTACTCAGCCTTTACCGAAGGGCTACAATTATTTAGTAGCTTTGCAATCTTATTAAACTTTCCAAGGTTCGGTAAGATGAAAGGCATGGGACAGATAGTAACTTATTCTATTCGTGATGAATCTATGCATGTTGAAGCTATGACTAAACTGTTTAGACAATTCATTCAAGAGAACATAGATATCTGGACTGATGAATTTAAAAAAGAAATATATGATATCTGCAGACAGATGGTTGAGTTAGAAGATAAATTCTTAGACTTAGTTTTTGAGATGGGTAACATCCAAGGTCTAACAAAAGAAGATATGTATAAATACAATCGTTACATTGCAGATAGAAGACTTTTACAATTAGGTCTTAAAACTAATTACAATCAAAAAGAAAATCCTCTTACTTGGTTAGATGAAGTTATGGGTGTTGAACATCAAAACTTCTTTGAAGGCCGAGCCACTTCTTACATGAAAGCTGGTTTGAGAGGTAGACAAGATAAAGTTACCTTTAGTAACTTAGAAAATATAAATGAATAATAAAGAAGCAAACTTAATTAGCTTTAAAGTTTTATTAACTAGAGAAAACAAAATTGTAACAGAGTTTAGTATGTTGCCAGAAAACAAGATTGATATTATTTTTCCTCTACATGAAAGAGAAATTATTAAGAGTATTGTTAGGAATGGTAGAGTTAAACTCGAACCACTACATAAATTTCTAGAAAAAGAAGTTAATGCTCTGAAAAACTAAATCTGTGAAAAAATGACCTCACAGAATCGCTTGTATCGAACGTAAGATATTCAAGTAATACTATACGTCCAAAATCTAACAAAATTGCTTAGAAGCGATATCTGTAGCTCTCACAGCATTTAGCCTATATTGTGTAGATTTTTACTGGTTTTTCCTTACCTTTGACAAGAATAGACTCTAACTCTGTTACTTCACCCTCATATTTGCTGATGGTTGCCTCACCTATAACTAAATTTTTACCTACTGTTTTACATGAAGACTCTAATCGAGCTGCTAGATTACAAGCATCGCCTAATACACTATATTCAAAACGAGATGCACTACCCATATTTCCTGCAACAACTTCTCCAGAATTTATTCCAATACCAATTTCAATATCTAACTGTGCTTCTTGCATTGCGTGTCGTATTTGAAGGGCTGTCTCAATAGCTTTCTGTTCATGGTTCTCAACATCTACTGGAGCATTCCAAACTGCCATCATAGCATCGCCAATATATTTATCTACCATCCCTTCGTTAGCTTTGACCGCATCTGCTTGAATAGTTAAAGCTTTGTTCATTATCTCAATAACTTCTTCTGGTTCTAGTTTCTCTGACATAGAAGTAAAACCTCTGACATCGGTAAACATTATCGTACAGTTTCTTCGTTCACCACCTAATCTTAATAACTCTGGATTCTTTTGTAGCCTAGCTACTTGTCGAGGGTCAAGATAAGTAGAAAACTGCTTCTTGATTTGTTGTCTAAGTTTAAACTGAGTTCTAAAGTTTAGATAGAACTGTTGAGCAGCAATCAGAAACAAACTTATTAGAGTCCATGTAACATCTATTAAAAGATTCTGCTGTATAAAAGACCAACCAAGATAAGCTACTCCACCAAAGATAGTTAAGGCTGAGACTAAGCCTGTAGTAATACCTAAGAAACCAGTTAAGATAGCCACTAGTAAACCAGCTACTACTAAGATACTTAGTTCGGCAAACAAACGATAGTCCGGTATGTTGGGTGTCTCTAATAAAATAGACTCAGCTAGAGCTGCTTGAATTTTATGTGGCTCTAACAAACCCACAGGAGTTGCTAGTTGTCTTTGTATTCCTGCTGCAGTAAAACCAACAAAGACAAACTTACCCTGCACATCCATTTCAGTTAGGTTAGTCTCTGGTGTTTCGACCCAACTAATCCATTTCTTACCTGTCGAATCTGTTGGGATAGGCGGTATACCTTTTACTCTTATCATCTCTATACCATTCTCATTAGTTTTGATTTGATAAGTATTACCACCTCCTAGTATCTTGAGAACTTCTGTACCGAAAGAAGCTACCCAACCATCTGGAGTTTGTTGGATAAGAGGTATCTGTCTAACTAGGTTATCTATATCAACCGGCACTGACACAGCTCCTTGAGCTGCAGAGTCTTTTAAGACTTGGATGTTTTCTAAAAATCCTGAAGCATGTACTAAACTAACATCAGGTCCTAAGATAACTGTCCCGTGTGTCTGTGGATATTTATTATTGTTTACTTCGGGCATTGCTATGACACTAGGAGCTAGACCAAGCATCTCAGCAAAGGCTTCATCGCCTCCTAGTCTATCAGGATGAGGAAAGAGTATTGTCCAACCAACTCCTAATGCTCCTTGTTGTAGTAATTTAAGATGAATATCTGCTAAGGTCTGCCGAGGTAAAGGGTAACCGCCTTGCTGGTCTATAAACTCTTCATCAATGTTAAGGATAGTAAAGTAACCAGTAGGCTCTGGAGTCTTGACAAGGGCATCAAAGGTTTTAAGTCTTAGTATTTCCAAAGGCGGAGCATTAAAGACTAGAGGTAGTATTAGTAGAAATAAAAGTAAACTCGCCCACTTCATAAGTCACCTGCTTTATGCATGACGTAAAGATTATTGAGCAGTACTAAGCGATACAGAGTATTGATATTTGTTATCTGTTGAGGAGAAGCATCTCTAATAATCAAATAACTACTAGCACCTTTAAGAACTAGTAACAACTCTAAGGAAGGTTGTTTGGGTAGTAGAGGATTAGCTTCTAAAGCATAGCCTTTAATATTGACAGCTCTGTGTGTGGTATAGATATCCAAAAGCTGTAAGGCTATAAATTCTTGGTAAGGTTTTTCTTGTAGTTTAAAATGTAGCTGAGCTTTAGGTAGACTGTAATCTACATAAGCCTCTGGTTTGTTGAGGTAAGGTGCTTTAGTAATCCGCCAATAGATATCAGGCTTAGCCGGAAGACTGCTTGATAGTAATGGAAGAGTCACTACCGCCATTAAGAGTAATAGTAATTGCTTTGCCATCTTGTATAATTAAAACCTTGTAACTGTTGTTCGTATCTAAATCTAATCTTACTGTGTCTTCTACCTGTCTTAAGAAAGTTAGCACTGTGTCAGTAACAAAAGTATTTACCTGTGTGTTAGAGTCAAAACCAAAAGCTGTGCCTTGAACATTAATGTCACCAGTGTTCAAAACATTTTGTTCTAACTCATCTACTTCCTCTATGATACTCAAGAGGTCTTCTAAGAAATTTACATCTAAGTAATTGATGTCAAGTTCGGTAAACTCTAGGTTATCTTCTGCTAAGTAGTCTTGTTCTAGTTCATCAAACTCTAAGTAGTCTATGTCTAGGATATTATCAGAGCCATCTGTTTGTTCTTCTTCGCTAACAAAGTTTGGGTCTTCCTTTGGTGGATTGACAATCAACATGTTGTCAATAATATCTAGAGTCAAGTCTAGGATAACAGGACTACTAGGTGCCGACTCAAACAACTCAACTGTAGTAGCTTGATAGGGCTTGTTGAGAACTACTTGTCCTACTAGAGTAGAAACAACTATCTCACCGGAAGCAATACCGTTCTCATCTGGTAGTAGTATTATCAAAGACCTGCCGAGTTCATCGACAGTAACAGTAAAGTCTGTGCCTCTAATACCAATGGTAGCACTAGGAGTCTCGATAGATATGTTTTCTTTATTGATAGTAGCTAGTTTGCCACTAATAAACCTAGCTGTGCCACTAGCAAACTGTAGAGCCATCTTAGATTTAGATGGGTCAGGGTCATAGATAAACTCATCTATAACTAATTGTGAATGTTCTGTGAGACGGACTTGAGATTCGTCAAGAAAGGTAATGCCTATCCGACCATTAGAAGTCTCAACATTATCAAAACTATTAATAGCAAAGGAGAGAGCAGCAGCAAAGGGGTCTTGTTCCCTTACTACTCTCCCTAAGCCTTTTAGTTCTGTTATGCTTCCTATACTAGCAACTTGTGCTGGTGCCGCCATCATTTTGTATGATGCAGACAGTACCACTATTGCCAGTAGAAATAATCTTAAGCCAATCACTTGCTAAGGTTGAACTCTGTGTAATATTAAATGCTCGGCTATCCCCTGTTTGGTCTAGATAAAAGTAACCATCAGCATAGCCACTACCATTGTAGACTAAACTGTTTGAGTCACCATCTATATCTAGATAGGATGTAGCTCCATCGACATCTATTGTGTAGTCTATGGTATTTGAATCACCATTGATAACCCAGTCGAGGTCTAAGTATTCTGCTAAAGCATTGGTAGCAATATTTAATTCAAATTCATTGCTTGACCCTGTAACGTCAACATTATAGTTACCGCCATCGGCACTATAAGTATCTGTTGGGTCTACTTGAATTTCAAATATATTACTATCACCGTCAAATTCAAAAAAACCTACTAGTGAATCTAGGACAATGTCCCCAATAAATTTGTTGGAATCCCCTAATTGATTGATGTCTAAAGTCATAGAACTACCAGCTAATTCTAGAGCAGTCATTTGACCTGAAGCAGCATCAAGACCACCAATAAGGTTGGAACCACCTAGCTGTTCAACATCTAAGTTTAAAGTTGCACCAACTTGATTGATGTATATTTCATTATCGGCTTTAACCATAAAGCCTAAGAAAGCTAACAATATAATTATTCTATTCATAACTCCAAAATCTCCTCTCTATTCCTTGTTGTACTATTTCTAGTACACTTGTCTCTATCGCTTTCTGGAGAGCAATAGATACACTTTCGTTTTGTGTAACACCAGATTCTATTTCTACTAACTCTGTCCCAGCTTCAATAAATCTAAAGACATCGTTAGAGACTCCTACAGATAGGATAGTCTTTGATGTTAGTACTTCTATTAATATCTCTCCGGTATTAACAGAAACTAATCGTAAAGATACTGTAACAGTGTCCTCACGATACTGACGGCTCATGCCGATACCTAGATATCTAGCACCATTACCACCACTTTTTAGGTTCGTGTCATACGAAATGACCCCACCCTGAACCAGTAGACCTGCAAAGATAAGAGGGTTTAACTCTGTATTATCTTCAAAGTCTTTACGGGTTGTTCTAATTATTTGTCGTTCTTTAGTTAGGTTATCTAAACCTACTCTCTCGACAACTGTAAAAAACTGACCATCTGCAGCATGTTTAAAAGCTCTGATAAGTAAGGAATCAGGTGACTGTGTAATAGCAGAACTGAATAAAGCAAAGGTACTGTTACTCTTTCTTTGCCCTGTTAGGTCTGTGAAGCTATTAGGATAAATAGCAATAGTCGGCTTAAGCTTAGCCGGTCTTAAGTTTTTTAACTCCTCTGACTGTAACTCTAATACGGTACTTGGTCTTTTCTTTGAATAAGCTCCTATAACATTCTCATCTAGGAGAGAACTATGTCTAAGACTTGAACAACTAGAAAGTAAAAGAACCGATAGGAACAGTAATCTCTGTAACATTCCCTTCTGCATCTGTAATCTTTAATGTAATCATAGTGCCATCAGCACTAACACTGTATTCTATGGTGTTACCCATTAGCTCTAAAGTCCCGAAAGTACTTGGGTTTTCACCAAACAAAGCATCTACTAGTTGTCTGGATAGTTGAGCATATATTCTTGATTCTAAGTTTCTGATAAATCTTGCTAGAGTTGTATTGTCTGCTTCTCTTTCTAGCTCTTCTCGATAAGCTCTGATTTCAGCTTCAATAGCTGCCTTTCTATTAAACTCTTGATTCTCTATGGTTAGGTAATGAGCTGAGCTATTGATGCCACTAAATGATGGCGACTTAAATTTATGTACTAACTCATCGGCAAAGATATTACCGCTAACACTTAACGTCATAACTAAAAACCCTGCAATTAATAGGGTTAGTTCTATAGTTTTTAACATAATCTCCTCAATCTTTTCGTTGGTCTTTCTTTCCATCTGCCCTTGCTAACCTATCTACATCTACAGGTATACCCATAGCTGTGCGACACATTGTGTCTATTCTTATTATATCGTTGTCTATTTGTCTTATCCTATCTATTAAAGCTACTATCATGCCATGTTGGGTATCTAATTTTTTATGAACATCTGCGATTAAATGATTAAATAGTTTCCAAACCATCCAACCTGCAGCTACAGCAAAAGCTGCTGGAATTCCAACAGTTTCTAAAATGTCCATCCACGTTCGTGTATTCATTATCTACCCTTAACCAAGCTACCACCAAAGTACATACCTATAATTGCTGAGACTAAGTTAGTGTCTAGTTGTGTTATTACCAAGCCCTGAAAAGTAACCCATTCAAATATTTCTCTACCTTCTTTAAAGAACCAGAAGCCCGGGTTCCAGTTAGTGTAACCAACAGTTACAGAGACATCCGGATAGTAGACTGCTACTAGTTTAGGCAGTAACACAATAGCAAAGACTGAAGTCAAAGCTATGATTCGTCTAGTCCAAGCAAAACCTTTGTCTTTTAAACCGTGGTCTAAGGACTGTTGTCTTTCTTTCATACCAAACTCACCACGAGTTATTAAGAGCTTTTGTTGTTCTGCTTTAGCTTTTCTACTTTCAGCCCAGACACTCATCAAACCACCAAGGATTGTCGAGGCCAACATAGTTATTATCTCAAAAGGGAAACCCATTAAAATTCTCCTAACATAAACTTTTCCATCTCTTCTTCAAATAAAGGTCGGTAGTCTTCAATAGTAAACCAAGGTAAACCAAGACCTGCTCTAACCTTACAGTTCTCCTGCCAAGCTTCTTCTAGTTGTTGTTCTGTGTAGAGTATCATGTTAATTATTTTGTGTTTGTTGTTCAATAGAAGAACCAAGACCACCAAACTTTACAGCCTCTACAAGACTTAAAGCTTTGCTAATTTCTTCTTCTTTTATATTTTCATGTCCTTCAAATATAGCAACACTTCTAGCATACTCTTTCATTACTTCAGGGTCATTTAAATTTATTACTTCGTCAGGTCTAACGTTTAAATTTTTGGCTACCATTTTAATAAATTTTTCTTGATTTGGATTTTCACTTTTACCTTTAACAATGTCGCCTTTTTCAGGAGCATGTATTTTTATTAATTTTTCTACGGTGTTATTACCTCTATTATAATGAGTGTATGTATTTTTTATACCAGCTCTAAACCCCATGACATTATCTTCAAACACTTCAAACGTATCTTCAATTTTTGGGTTGTGTGGAACTTTACCTTCCCATGGTATTTCTTTAGCTCCTATAGCTGGACCATAAACTAAGTTAAATGGATTATTATTCCTAGTTGCTCTATTAGCAACAACTTCTTCACCCTCAGCAAAACCTAGCCGTCTAGGTTTTAAACTTTCAGACATAGTGTTTATTAAATCTTCAAAAGCTTTATCTTTTTCTTCAGAGGTAAAAGCATTAGCTTTAAGTTTTATTTTAAACTGCTCAGCTTCTTTATCTGAAAGTTCTTTGTAGCCTGTGTTACCTACTACACCACCAAAGAAGAATCCTTTCCTTTCATTAAACATATCAGCGATAATTTTAGCAAAGCCATAAGGATTACCTTCTACATCAGGCCAGTTTTCATTATGTTTAGAGTAACCCCTAAACTCAGTAGGGTCTTTAAAGGCTTTTTCTATATCTGCAAAACTTTTAACACCAATAATATCTTTACTTTTTATAATTCCTCCTGAAAATTTAACGGAGGGTACATAGTTATCATAAGTACCAAGTATCTTGTTTGTTGCAAGGTCTATTATTTCTTTTTTATCATATTTAATATTTAATTTTTCAAGTCCTTCTGGACCAAATAAACTTCTAATATCAGGAGCTTGGTCTGGCTCCCATTTATAATTTGATTTTTTAATTTTAATTAAAGCTAGTTTACTATTATCTATATTAAAGTAATGTTGTTGAGCAAAAGCTACAGCATCTGCTGGGTTTTTAAAAGCATATACAGCAGGAGAGGCTTGATACCTTTCTCCTGTTCCAGCTTTTACAAAGTTAGAAGTTTTTAGTGGATTCAACCCTTCTTTCTTAATCTTTTCAGCCTTTGCTTTGGATGTAAAATGATAAACATAATCACCATCTACTAAGTTTTTCTTTTGACTTTTAGTTAATTGTTGAGCAACTTTTGACACTGTACGAGCTACTAAACCTCCAATATTAAATGGTTGTCTTTCTTCAAACTCTGAAGTAAATAAAGCTGTTTGAGCTGAATAAGGTAAACCAGTCAAGGGGTCAATTCTATTTGCTGGGTTATCTGTCACATCAGTAACATCTTTAGAAACATCGCCACCTTTATAGTATGTCTTTCTTGAAGGTAAAGATAATACTTCAACTAATTTATCTCTTTGTTCTTTAATAGGCTCGTCTGCTTTTTTAGCTGCTTGAACAACAGTATCATAGTCAAAACCAGTGTATCTTTTAATTAAGTTCTTACTGCCATATAAAGGTAACTTTCTAGCTCCTGTTTCTAACAAGCCTCTATCATAAATAGCCATATTGACAACATCACCTATAATAGGGCCGCCTAATGAAGCAGCTGAGACTAAAGGATTTTTACCATATCTACTTGCCTCTCCCCATCTAATACCTATATCAATAGGACCAGCCATTCCTGTTCTTTGTAGAGCTTTAACAACATCTCTATAACTAACACCTTCTTTATCTATTTGTTTTTGATATGACTCGGGACTTCTCCAGTAGTTAGTTGCTAAAGCTACATTAGTTGCCATCAAACCAAAAGCTGCAACTCTTGGTGCATTAACTCCCGGGTTTTGTATAGAATCTCTCGCAAAGTTTTTAAGAATAGTATTACTAAAGACATAAGGATATCTTAAAAATTGAGTTAAAATATCCCATTTAGGGTTAGACATATAAGTAGGAACTTTAGCTCTTTCTCTGCCTGTTTGTAAGATGACAGAGTTAGTAAATCTACCAGCACCTCTTACAACCTGACGATAGAAATTATCGTTTTGTTTAGCTCCTTGACCTATCCATCTTAAACCATCTTCAACATCAATACCTAATTCAAATAATTCTGACTTTAGATGCTTGATTCTAGATAAATTATCTTTAGCTCCTGTCTTAGAAATACTGTCCATAATACCTTTTAATCTACCTTTATCAGGTGCATTAGCTATGGCTTTTCTTATTAAAGCATCATCATCAAGAACATTAATACCATTATCAACAAGATTTCTAAGTTTTGTTAGGTTATCATAAATTAAATCTTTACCTGTTGAGAAAGAAGCAAGTTGTACTGTTTTAGTCCAAGGAATTAAAAGGTTAAATCTAAAAAATCTTTTTGCCATTTTTTTAGTAAATTCATTTTGTAAACCTTCACCAGCTAATCTGTTAGTAACATCTCCCATAGCTTCATCAACACCAATCCAAACACTATTCATTTCACGAATAAGTTGGTCATTTGACATTTTATATTTATCTTTGAGTATCTGTCCTATTTCTTTAGTAAATATTTTATGTCCTTTGGTCAGACCGTTAAAAGCTCCTTTAACAGCACTAGAAGGCTTGGCTTTAGCTAAAGGAATAATAGCCTCTGTTACAGATGATAAAGTTGCTAAAGGTAAATAAGCCATTGAGTTAGCTAATTTCATACCATCATATAAAGCTTGTACAGTATCACCGTAGTAGCTGACATTACCTGTTACTGAATTAAATAAATCAACAATCTTTTTTTCATCATTACCAGTAAATCTACCGCCAGCTTCTCTAATTTCCTCTTTAATTTTATTAACATATCTCTCTCTAAATTGGTCTTCTAAAGATTGTTTATATAATATAAGATTTCCTTCAGCAGTTTTACCTGATATTTTTACAGGCTTACCAGAACTTAAAAAGTTTTTCTTTATTTCAATAGACCTAGCAGCATTTAAAAGATAGTTAGATGAAACTTCAACTAAATCATTAGTCAAGAATTTTTCAAACTCATTATCTGGTAAGCCCTTAAAAGTTCTTGCCTGTCCTAGTAAGTGGGAATGAGAAGCATATAGTTCATCTTGTTTATTGAGCATACCAGTAACAACATCGTCTACTTGATTTGGTTCAACAATTTTATATTTTTTCCCGTCTTTTGTTCTTTGTTTTGTTAGTAATCTTTTAAATTCTTTTGGGTCTGCTTCAATAGCTTCTCTGCTCCAAGAACGAGCAAACCAATTTTCAACGTACTCTGGAGCCATATTAGCTTCATCAGCATGTCTGTAAACAGAATCAAATACTTTTCTTAATCTAGCTGCAGTATCTACAACCTCTGGTGATATTTCTTTATTATTTAAAAATAATTTATTGTTTTTAGTTTCAGGTTTAGCACCTCTTAAGATTCTAATAATATTTAATTCATCAGTCGGTGATACACTTCCTGTTTTTCTAACAGGTTCTAAAGCAGCATCTAAACCTTGAATATAACCAGCCCTTCTATTATCTAAATCTTCAGCAAAACTATAATCAATTCTTCTAGTTGCTCTTGGACCTGTTAATTTTTTTTCAAAATCATCAACAAAAGTTTGTCCTAGTTTCCGAGCAGTTGGTGATACTTCAGCCATAGTATTTAAAATACTAGCAGCAGAACCACCTATTTTAGCAAGTCCTGTATCTATACCTTTTCTAATTTCAAAAAAAGCTGGAGCTGTTCTACGGTAGTCATCATTAGAATATAAACGACCAACTCTACTATTATATAAAGAATTTTTTTGAGCTAGATTACCAAAAATAGCACCAGTAACAGCACCTAAAGCTGTAGCTCCTACTGTTTCAGAATTAGAGTAAAGCTTTCTTAAACCTGTATTTATTTCTGTATTTTGTCTAAAATGATTATCAAGACCTGTCCAGCTACCAGCAATGGCTGCTGAACCTAGTGTTGCTTTTTTAATTTGGTCTTTACCTATATCTTTTATTTTATTTGTAGCAATAGCTTTTGAGCCTTGTAGAGCAGTTGATGCTAAGGCTTGACGAGCTGCTAATGACGTGCCTCCAGTAAACGGAGCTGCTAAGGCTGCAGCAATAGTAAAAGGGTCAGTAACCATATCGACTGCACCGTCTTTGATAAGTTCAACATATTGTTTCATGCTACCCATATCAGCTTTATCAAACATGCTTCTTAGATAAGCATAATCTTTTTTTTGTTGGTCAGTAAATTTACCAGACTGAGTAGCTCTTGTCATGCCTGATACTAAATTAAAATCAGAGTCTCTTAGGTACTCAAAAATATCATCAGAGTTTTCACCAACTGATTCTAAAAATCTTTCAGCAACTCCTTGAAACTTATCATCATTTTCAAGGTCGTCTAAATTATAATTAACTTTACCAGACGGACCAAAACTACCAGTAAGCAATCTTCTGTTTCTAGTTACTGCCATTTTATTTATTAAAAGATGCTAATAAATCTTTTTGTTTTTTATTTTTATTTTTTTCAATAAGCTTAAGAGCATTACTATCAGTAATTACACCTCGATAACTACCATCATTAATATCATAAGCTTTGTAATTATTTCTTAAAGGATTAAATACTACATAATAAGAATCTTCTAAAAAATTAAAAGTTTTAATATTTTTAAAACCTGAAACTTGCACAGAGTTTTTTGGAATATTTTCTAAAATACTTTCTAATTCAACTTTTTCTTTTGTAATTTCTAGTGCATTTTTATTTGGATAAAAAATATTGTTTAAGGAATTTATAGCTTCTATTTTTTCATCTTCATTAACATTAGCTAGGTCAACAACATTAGTAAAAAACTGATAAGCATTATCTTTGTATTGACTATCAAATTCTGTATTAATTAAATTTATTTCTTGTAATAAACCTCCAACACCTTCAGTACCTGTAATATCTAAGAAAACTTGATTTAATTGATTACTATCAAGACCTTCAAGATTTCTTGTATAAGGATAAATAGCAAACTTACCAACTTGAGTCATTACTGGTTGATTATTATTGTTATTTCTTTCAGTTAAAACATATTGAGCAGCATAGGTTTCAGCTGCAGTTTTACTACTAAAATAAGATTTAAATGATTCACTAACTTCTAATATTTCTTGAGCAATATTATTAGGTAATTTTAAATTGTTACCATCATTAATTTCTAAGTCTTCAAATATAGTTGTAAAATCATCATCGCCTTGAACAAGAGATTTTACTGTATCATTTATCCTGTTATAATCTGTAGTGCTATATTCTATTTCTTTTTTAGGTTTAAAATCTGTTGTACCTAACTCAATATTTCTAACTTCATAACGACCATTTCTTTTAACAGTAGTTCTCATAAATTGTTTAGTAGCTGTGCCGCCTTGAACAGGAACTTTGTAACTAACAAACTCTGGTTTAGATTCTTTTAATACTTTAAAGTCTACTTCGTTCCCTACATCTTTGTAAGCTTTTTCAACCGCTTCAAACATTTCTAAAAAGTTTTCAGAATTAGAAAGTTTGTCATAAGCTCTTTGAGCTACATCAGCATCACCAAATTCTTTAAATCTTATAGCTAACTCATCTTCACCTATTCTTTGCATATCTTCTTGAGTCTTACCATTAAACAGGTTTTTAAGACCTCTAGTAGCCCAATTAAAAACATTAGAAGGTGCTTTTTCTTCAACCCAATCACTCCATCTTTCTTCTAATTGAGCAGTATCAGTAGGCATTTGTGCATACTTTTTACCTAAGTTTTGCCATTCACTATTTCTTTTAGTTGCTAGTTCTTGAGCTTGTTTAACTAAAAAAGCTTGAGCTGGAGCTGTTAACTCGTAATTAGAATACATACCACCTTGACCAAACTCTCTAGTTAGTTGAGTTCTATAAAAGTTAGTCCAGTAGTCCATTGAATTACCAGCAAAGCTATTATCAATAACATTTTGTACATTATCATACTCAGTTTTACCGTTAGCTATGTCTAATAGTTTTGCTTTTTTATATTGCTGACTTTGCTCAAAAGCATTGAATTGGTCAGTAACATAACTACTTAAACCTGAAGTAACAAATTTACCAAGAGCTAAGTTTCTATCTATCTTTTCTCTTCTCTTTCTTTCACGTTCAACATCTTTTTTAGTTTGTCCTAGTAAAGACATACCAAACTCTACTGAACCCATTGATTTATAATCGTCTGCCATTTTATCCTCTCTCTAATAAACTTGTATTTTCTTCATCTGGCCTAGCTAGTAAACTATCTGAAGGTTTAAATTCTTCTATTTGTTGTTCTACTGATTCTGGTAGTTCAACTTGTTCTAATTTTTCTTTTGAAACTTTTGGTATTTTACTTTTAATTATATCTGGTAAGTCTTCTTCGTCTTCTTGGTCAACATCAAACTCATCATCTTCGTAATGTTCACCTTCATATAAAATATATTCAATACCTGATTTTTCAGCTAAAGCCATCATAACGTACATTAAAGGCTCGGCTAACATTAACATTAAGTCAGGATTAAAAAGACCTTTAGAAAACCCTTGTCTTAAAATAAGAAAAGCAATATCACTAATAGGTACACCTTTACTAATACTATCAAGAATAACCATAACTCTATCTTCTTCTAATAACTCTGCAACAATATAGTCTAAAGCTTCTTGATGTTTAACAAATCTAGGCGGTTGCTCCCAAGGATAAGGACTTTTCGGGTCGTTAGTTAATGATTGTCCCGGTATTGAAACACCCGGATTTCCTTCAAACTGTCTAATTACTTCTGGATTAAATTCTTGTAATGTTGGTTTCATACAAAACCTCCTTGTCTTGGTGGGTTAAAAGCATTTTCTGCTTCGTCATAAAAAACTGCTAAGCTTGGAGTATAAGTATCTCCTTTTTGAAAGAAATTTTGTGTTGATATAGTTTTACCAATTCTTTCCCAATCATTAAAAGCAATACTTGTATCAGTTTCTTGTGTGCCATAAACAGACTCATCAATTCTATTAGACATCCATTTACTTGCATATTCACCGGCTTTATTTTCAACAAAGTCTTTAGCTGTTTCTCCCCATTTTTCTAGAGTACTTTCTGGAGTAACAGGAGCTATATCAACATTAACTGAGGCTTGTAAGTTTTGATATAAATCTGGTTGATATTCTTTTAATTTTTCTAAGTCACTTTCAGTTAAATTATCTAAATAAGTTTGAGCTTGTTCTTTAGTATATTTAGGTTTTTCAACAACTTTACCTACTTCAGAACGTGGTATAATTTCTGTAGATGTTGTGGGTTGTACTCCAGCTGCTGTTAATTGTTCTGAGGTTGCTCCTATTTTTGTACCACTAAATAAAAAATCATTAGTTGCTTGGAAACTATTAGTATAACCAGATTGAACTGCATTTGAAAAACCTTCAATAGGATTAGGAAGTCCTGTAGCATTAGCAATAGCTTTAAAACCATTATTAATAAACTTAGAAGCTCCACTAATTATTTTACCAGCAGTTGCTCCGGCATGATAGACTCCTCTAGCAATGCCTCCTACAGCTTTTGCAAAAACATTTGATTTACCCATCATATTACCTGCCCAGTTACCAAAGCCATTCCAAGTTGCACTAAGGCCTCCAGCAGCATTACCAACTAAACTACCTAAGCCCGACATGGCATAAGGCATAACTAACATAAGACCAAGTTGTCCTACAATTCCTGCTTTATTGATAGCTTTCATAACTTTACCACCAACTTTTTTAATTCCTTTCCAAACTTTTTTTTGGACTTTAACAATTTTTTTAGCTACTTTTTTAATTCCTTTAGCTATTTTTTTAAATAATTTTTTAAACATTACTTATTCTCCTTTAATCAAAAATATCACCTATCATATCTACTATGTTTGAGTATGAACTATAGTGTTTACCAATCGCTGAAGCATTATCAATAGCTTGTTGGATTAAAGCATTCTTTCTATTTAATTCATTTTCTTCGTGTCTCCACTGTCTATCAGCATTATCTCTTTGTTCTTGCCAAATAAAACTTAAACTAGCTGTATTTAAATTATAAGCATTCATAGCATTCTGCATATTAATTTGATTTTGCACAGCTGTATTAGCTAAATTAGCTTTTCTTCGCCATTCAAAGTTTGACTGAGTAATAGCTTGTTGGTTAGCAATATTAAATCTATCTCTTTCAAAAGCTACTTGAGAATTATATTTATTTATATCATTTACTATTATAGCATTAGATTTAGCAACTTCCATTTCATTAGCGACTCTTCTAGCTTCAGCAGAGTTTTGAGCAGCTGCATTAAATTGTTTAGCACTATTTATTTGAGCAGCATTAAATTTATCTATATTAGAAGCTAAGTTAGAATTAAATTGTTCTACTTGCATTTCTGAAGCTGCATTAAATTGCTCAGCTGCATTTAAAGCTCCTTGATTAGATAACATTCTTTGTTGTTCTTGTTGAGCTTCTAGCATAAATGATTGTTGTGTATTACTTAAGTTAGCCATATCCATAGCTAAAAAGTTTTTAGCATTTGATATTTGAGCTTGTTGAAATAAATTAGCTTCAGCTATATTTGCTTGTGACATAAGAACAGCATTTTGTACCACAGCTTGTTGTCTATTACTTGCTTCAGTTAAACTTACAGTTTGTAAAAATTTACTATTAGCTAATTCAGTTTGTTGGTCAGCACTAAACTGAGCCATGTCCATTTGAAAAACAACATTAGCTCTTTGTAATGCAGCTTGTTGTTCTCTTTGAGCATCTGCTTCAAAAGCTTGAGCTTCAATGCTTTTTTGTTGTGATACAGATTGTTGAATAGCTTGAGCATTTGCTTGTGCTAAAGGTATTGAGGATTGAATAATAGTATTAATTAAAGTATCTCGACCAACTGTTGAAGCTGACATACCTCTTTCTGCTAACATTTTTTCAACACTAGCTACAGCAGGTTTAGCCCATACTGGTATCTCACCTGATTCTAAACCATCTAATAAAGTATTAAGTTGATTAGAGACTAAAGCTTCTTCAGGTAAACCTTCAATAATACCTCTTTGTGCTTCTGTAAAATCTGTAAGTCTATCTTCAAGAGCTTCTGGTTCATTACCAAGCTCTGTAATATCTTCTTCAGATAAACCAGCATTTCTTAATTGTTTCTTAGCTCTAGTAAGTCTTGATAAAGTTAATCCAGCATTTTTAGCTGCTTCAGCTTTAGCTTCAGGACTTAAAACTCCAACAACTCTTTTAGCTAAAGCACCCTCTTCTATTTCTACTTTAGCTGCTTTAATTTCTCCTACTCTTGCAATATTAATTTGTTGAGCAATAGCTTTTGGACTTAGTTCTCCAGTTGCAACTTTAATAGCAACATCTTCTGGAAGAGTAGTTACATCTAATATTTTTTTAACTTGAACTTCAACAGGGTCTCCAGCTTTTTGAATGTTTTCTATTTCTTGTATTTGTTCTTGACTTGGTTGTGGTAGAGTAGCTATTTCTGACATTGGAATACCAAAGTCTTGCTCAATTTTGTAAGCAGGAATATCTTCACCGATAGGAACTTCTTCAACCGCAGGAATTTGTGGAGCTTGAAAGTCTCCACTTAATATATCTTCAGCTAACTTTCTACCTTCTGAAGGAGAAGGAGTAGGAGCTGGAGTAGGCTCAGGTGCAGGTGTTGGTTCCGGTGCAGGTGTAGGTTCCGGTGTTGGTTCTTGTCCACCCGGGTCAGTCGGGTCAGGCTCAGGCTCACCATCTCTAGGTGGCTGGTCTCTGTCATAATCGCCAAAGGCTCCGAAGTCTCCAAATCTTGAAGTGCCTGATAAGTCTGGTTGAGCTATAGGAGCAGGACTAGCAATAGGAGCTGCTTTATCTGTCGGTACTTCAACTGGCTGACTAGGTGCAGGTGTAGGGCTAGGTTCCATACCAACATCAGGTCTACCTGTTTTAGCTCCTTTCGGCACTGCACCAAAAGTAGGTTCTGGTTGAGCTGGTTGATTAAGCTCATCTATTTGTGCTTGGCCTTCTCTTGCTAGATTTCTAAATCTACTAAGTTGTCCAGACCTAACAGGACTACCACCTGTAAACTTTTGTTCTCTTTCGACTTTACCACCTTTTCTGTAATCTTGTCGTACAGATACTGTTCTTGCTCTTTTGTTTTTATTTTTTGCCATTGTTCTTTTTCCTACTTTTTAGAGTTGTTAAAATCTTTGAAGGTATAGTAGCTATAGAGACGACTAA